ATTACAATAGCCAGCATGAGCATCGTATTACCCATGCCTGTGTTAAAGTCCCCACTTGCTCTGCCGCCAGGACGAGAAAACCTTACACCGGATGAGGTAGCGCCACGGAAAACCTGACGCTGGAGCAATCCATCCAAACCCGAGTCGCCTGGGTAAGCGGCACGGTAGACAGAATGTTCCGCCCTCAGTTGGCCCTGAGTAACGTGGGCTTCGAAAGCCTTGCCGTCAACCTCAAAGCAAACGCAATCACGGAAGCCATTGAACTTTCGAACAATAAGATTCGCGCGCCTGCGAGGAGAAAGGCCCTTACCCACAACCCTGGTATTCGAACCCCGGAAGAGCCTACGAGCTGTGAGAAAACCCCACAACCAGTGCTCGAAAGGCTTCAGCCGAGAGGCCAGTGCAAGGTTATACCTCGGTGATCGGGGAAAAATCATCCGAGGTTTCGGGTCCTTAGCACTAGACAACTTCTCAGCTTTCAGAAACGCCCTAAGAAAGCAATCCCGACTAGTCACGGGACCATCTTCCCTCAACGAGCGCTCAGCCTCCAGGTATCTACGACGCAATTGTCCACTATAAGATTGCGCCGTTTCCAGGTAGCTCCAACTCGACCCGCCATAAGCCCTTACGATTCTACGTAGTCTCCGAAAGACTAGAGCCAGAGAATCCCCGATCGGGCTGTCCGCCGGGTGTGGCAATGGAGCCAGAGATCGCCAGGCCAAAGCAGCGATCTCGTTGTGTGCGCAGTTGGCATGAACCCCAGGCACCCACGTGCCTGGCAGGCCCGAGGCCCATGCCACCCACATCTGGCGCCTCTGGTAGGGGCCACAGGGCGCCTCCACACGTCCAACCTCCAGGGAGGCACCGGCACAGATTGGGGTATCAACCCAACCAACGCACCGGCCGTAAGTGCAGAGGGCCCTGTCCTAACCGGAAGAGCCCCACCAAAGGGGTGGTTCTGGACCCGCAGAGAGGCGCTGTCGAGCCCGAAGCTCGCGAGCAGACACCTCCCACGCAAACATGATCGCACCTGGCACGGCCGACCATGTGGAGACCTTCGACAGTCCCCTGCCCCGACACCACTCCAAAGCACGAAGCCTCAGAGAGGAAAGGAGCATCGCGTTGCGCTCACGGAGAAACGCATATGCGGAGAGGGAAGCGAGAAGTTCAGGAAACACAGTTTCCAAGGAGCCGTCCGCTAGCTCCACGACAATGTACGCCTCGCGACGCACATCACCGTCCTTCTCCTCCCCCAGGACAGATCCC